GTCATCCGAATATATCCGGATGTATTTTGGATATTGATTGTGGTGGTGGATCAGTCGATGCTATTCCTCCGTATCTGGAAGCAATAAAATGTTTTCAAGATAACGGTAAACCGATAGTGGCTTGTGTGGATCTATGCGCTTCGGCTGCTTACTATGTAGCTTGTAATTGTAATGAAATTATTGCCGGGAATAACCTATCTGCTCAGATTGGAAGTATTGGCGTGATGATGTCGTTCATGGATTACTCCAAATACTACGCAGAAAATGGAATTGAGCAACATACCGTATATTCTAATCTATCAGATTGGAAAAATTTACCCTACATGAATGCCATTAATGCACAGCCTGACGAAGCCACTAAGTACGACTTGTTGAAATCGGAAGAGTTGGATCCATTGGCCAAACAATTTCAGGATACAGTACTTAAATGCCGGCCAAAAGTAGACCAATCAATTGATGGTGTGATTTCCGGCCGTATGTTCTTTGCCGAAAAAGCAAAAGAATGCGGTTTGATTGATAATGTCGGAGATATGGCCATGGCTGTAGATCGCTGTAAAGCACTTATTCAAAAGAATATGATACATAATTACACAATAAATTAAAATTTGACTTATGGACTTTAAAAAGATTCTCGCTGTGGTTCTCGGTGTTCTTGGTGTAAAAGCTATTGACAAAAATGCAGAAGGCAAATCTGCATTGACTACCGAAATGGAAACCAAATTAAAAGAAGAATTCGGAGAAAAATTTCTTGAAAAATTCAAGAAAGAACTTGTTCTCGAAGATGCGAAAGGGACTGAAATGTCGCTGGATGACACTGAAGTGAATGCAAATGCTCAGGCAGTTGCAAACATGCAAAAGAAATTGGATGCTGCACTGTCAGTTATCAAGAAAAAAGATGCAGCCATTGCATTATTGGAAAAGGATCCGGAACCAGATAACGCTGAACAAATCGACATGAGTGCGGGAGCAGGAAAAGTAGTGGCATTTAAGCCAAATATGGCTTATACCCACAATAAAGTAGTAGCTGATTATTTCCGTACAGGAGTAATGCAGTATAGTGGTGACGATACTATCAATACTACTGAATTGCAAACTGAGTTTGGAAAGTATATTTCAGGTCAAAAACTGGATATATTAAAATCTATTAATTTAGGTTTGACTATTACCGATTACATGACAACTATCGTAACGGATAAGTTTGAATGGCGTGCTACAAAAGCAACTATGACAAGTGTATTGCAACAATTTACTCCAAAATGGACTCCAAAGGGTAGTGCTGAATTCACACCTATTACAGTTAAGAGTTTTCCTTTAAAAGTAAATGTTCCAATTACTCCTTCTGATATTATTGACGGATATCTTGGTTATTTGTACGATGAAGACAAAACTCCTGACCAAATGCCGATAGTCCCATATATCGTAAATGAATTGGTATTGCCAAAATTGTTGGAAGATTTGGAACTAGCAATGGCTACAGGTAAATTCGTTGAACATCTCAAAACTCAGGATGGGCAAGAAGGTTCAGACGCTGAAGATTCAATGGACGGTGTATTGACGACATTGGCAGAATTGAAGAAAGGAGCAAATGAAATTACCTGGTTGCTCAATGGCATTATTCTTACCGATGCTAACATTTTGGCCAAAATGGATGAAGTAGTGGATAAAATACCTTACCGTTACAAGAAAAAAGCTATTACTATTCATGCTGATCCTGATTTGATCGTAATGTATGGCCGTGCTTATCGTAAGTTATACCCAACTTCTAAAAATCAGGATGGAGAACAAATGAAACTTGATTTCAGTAAGTTGACTTTTGCCCCTGTTGATGGATTTTCTGGAACAAAGTGTTTTGTTATCACTCCGAAAGAAAACTTCATTCATCTTCAAAGTCGTGATGTTGCTTCTGCACGTATTTTCATGCAGGTTCAAAATTACGATGTGAAAGTATTCATGGAGTTCCGTAAAGGTGCAGGCTTTGCTATTCAGGAAGCAATATTCGCTTACTTGCCTGCAAGTTTTGTTGAAGGTGAATCAGTTCTTGAACCCGGATCTGTTGGCGGTGGTATTTAATCACTGAAATTTGAATAAAAATAAGGCTTCCCGGTAACACGGGAAGCATATTTAAAACCGTTTAATCATTAAAATTTATAATATTATGCCAACTGATGATTTATATTCTCCAGTTTCCGTACCAAAGAAAACAGACAATGCCGGCAGGCCAAAAGGTAAAGCTGCATATCTTGTCGTTTTTGATTGGGACGATGTAACTTCATATGTACGCAATAAAAAAGGCGTACAGGTAGTTACTTTTGCTTTTGTTCCCGGTAAAAAGCCTATTGCTATTTATCACACGCAAAGTACCCGCAATGTTTATCATACTTCAACCGGTGAAGATGATGCACGTGGATTTATCCACAATGCGGATTTTGATATTCCGGGAAGTGATTTGGAAGTTTCGGAATTTTTCGAAAACAATATCAACAAGCGTCTAGGGGTAATTTCAATTCCTATTGAAGGTACCGATTGTAAAATTGCCGGAACTCCTGGTAGTCCATTGTTCATTACGAAGGATGATACCGAAGATTCTGCAAAAAAGAACGGACATTCTGTTCAAATGAAATCGAGTATCCCTGCAGGCGTATTGGGTCATATTGAAAAAACATTGATCCCTGCTACAGATAGTGCTACTATCAATGCGATTTTAGGCTTGACTGTTGTTGCTCCAGGTTCTACCGGTGGTGGAATTTAATTGATATTTTCAAAATGTATAAAAGCCCTGACATTCAGTTGTCAGGGCTTTTTGTCCTTTATTAATTGCTTTTGCAATTGCAAATTTGTATCATAAATAATAAAATCCACTATCATGGAAAAGAAGAAACAAATTGATGCTGTGAATTTGCGAGATTCTGCAAATTTATCGCAAAATAAAGACATTTTGAAAACTAATTATCAACCACAAAAAACAATGTAAAATGAGTTTAAAAAAAAATCAATTGGAAAATTCAGGATCCGAAAGTATTGGGTCCGGTTTAGGAGATCAGAATATTGGAATTATTGGTACCGGTAAACAGCCGTTAACCGTTGTATTCCCATATTTTAAAGAAATGGCACAGGGTAAAGAATTACTTTATGCTATTCGCAGCCTTGAAAAGAATTTCAGGCAAGATTTTAAAGTCGTAGTGATCGGTGACGCTGAAGATTGGTTTAACGATGAAGTAATTAATATTGCTGCTGATCGCGTTTCTGAAAATCCGCAAGTAGATACTCTTCATAAGTTGAAACTGGCTATTGCAGACGTACGTGTATCGGATAGTTTTGTTTGGATGAACGATGATATTTACACTATTTCTCCAACACTATTAGCTGATATCCAGATTTTGACTGCTCAAGGAAAATTGGCCTATATACCTGATTCGACAAAGGTGTACGAAGTGAACCGCAATAAGACAATTCATTGTCTGAATGAATTGTCTTTACCGGATCACAACTATGATACGCATACGCCTTTCTTCTTTGAAAAGGAAAAATTGGTTTATCTTTTTGAATCTATAGAGGATTTGAACTCAGAAGGGTTACTTCTTCCTTCCATTTATTTCAATTTCTATTTTCCGGATCACTTGCCTGCTCAAATTGACGGAATAACCGGCAATTATATGCTTCGGTTAGTTTCGAAGAATACTGATCCTGGTGCATTCAAAAAGTACATTGTCGGTAAAAAATTTCTGAATAACTCAGAACTTGGTTACAATGACTTATTGGTTAAGTTCCTTGAGTCTAATTTTTCAGAAAAAAGTGAATTCGAAAAGTGAGAAAAGAAGTTCTAAGTTGGTTGCAATCTGGTTGTGATCCCTTGAAAGGAATTACATTGCTCGAGAAAATTTCAAAAAACAAATTTTTGATCAGGTTAGTGAAAGCTAATCCGGTCAAAAATGTAGAATTGTTGAAAAGTTCCTTGTGTCAATTAGCGGGTATTGATTTGTCAAAAGTTATCAAACAACCATATCGTGAAGTTACACGCATTAGTTTCCGTGATGAATTTCCATTTCTTGATTCACCAGATTGCCCCTACGAACTTAAAGCATTAGTTACAGATAAATTCTCTAGTTACTACAGGTACAAAGATTTACACAGGAAATTATCAGATTGTACATCAATTGAAGAATGTACTAGCACAGCCAGTGAACTATTAGCTAGCTATCGCGATAACCGGGCTATTTACAGTGAACTGGACTACTATAAGCAGCATAAAACTATTCTTGGAAAACACCCGGTATTCAAACACTATCACCGATTACAAGAACTAAAAACGCTTAGCATAAAAGAACTTGTTAAGCTTCAAACAAAATTGAATCACAATATCTGGCGTATTGAAAGCGAAATGGCTAAAGGAGATAAGCCAAATTTGAATGAGGACCGTAAACAACGTTTGATCCTAAAAAGAAACCAATTATCTGAAGTTGACAGAATGTTATACTAAACCGATATGAAAAAAACAGATTTAGCAAAACCGGAAGATGTTCAGGATCCTGATTGGTTACTGAATATGGATTGGGATGAATACGAAACTTTTGCAGCTATCGGATATTCTCCTGAGAATATTTCTATGTATTATAAGGTTGACAAGCTTGAGTTCATGTATTACTACATGCAAATTGATAGCTCGTTGGAATTTCACTACAAACGTGGAATTTTGGTTCATCAGGCAGAAGAAGGTATAACCATGATTAATGATGCTAGATCTAATGTTACACAGGCTCAACGGCTCGATAAATTAAGAAAGAAAATTGATTTTCAAAACGCACGCGATGAAATAATTTATGGAGGAATTTAATACCAAAAAGTCCTATTTTGATATACTGCAGGATTATATTCAATCAGGAAGTAAAGAGACGCTCTCAGACGATGAACAGCGTTATTTGGACGTATTGTATCTATTAAACTCTTTGCGTAGGAAATACGGCAAAGAAAACGCTATTTCATTCATTCAACGCCCTCCTAACAATATACCTTACAGGAAAGCCCGCGCAATGTATGACGAAGCAATAAACCTATTCTATGGTGATGATGGAATAGAAAAACAATCGCACCGTAACGCTATGTTCGAGGGATTAATGGCAGCTGCTAACCTGGTACTGAAAACTTCAGAAAATTCGAAAGATATAGAAGTCTATGGCGATTTGATAACAAAAGCCTACAAGATTAAAGGACTTGATACACCGGAACCTCCACGTATTCCGGAAGGATTATATAAGAAACCAATTAAAATTTACTCTCTCAATCCCGGTGC